ATTGGACGAGCAGCTGGAGGAACTATTGGAGGAGCTATTGGAGGAGCTATTGGAGGAACTATTGGAGGAACTATTGGAGGAGCTATTGGACGAGCTATTGGAGGAACTATTGGAGGAACTATTGGAGGAGCTATTGGACGAGCTATTGGAGGAACTATTGGAGGAGCTATTGGACGAGCTATTGGACGAGCTATATTTCCTTGTAATAATTGTGATATATTTAATTTTGATATAACACGATCATTTTTTGTGAAATCAATAAATATAACTCGATGATGTTTTATTTTTAATAAATCTTCTTCTAATATTGGAATTATATTTAATAATTTACCCCAAGAATTTTTAATTACAAAAACAGTATTATTATTATCATCAACAAAATAATGAATAATTATAAGAGAATGACCATATGCGCTTTGTCCTTTAACAAGTTGATTAAAACTAGATATATCATAATATACATATAAATTTTTATCAAGAATACTTTTAATTTTAGGAATTAATTTTTTATTAAGAACCATTTCATATTTTTTTGAATTATTAAAATCATTAATAGAATAATTTTTTTTATTACAACTATTAATTAAAGTGTTATTATTAAAGAAGTTACGTAATAATTGTAATTGTTCATTAGTAAATAAATGTGTATTTTGAACTAAATTAAAATCTATTTTTTTATGTGATATTTGATGAAAGAATTTATGAATAGTATAATAAATATTTTTAGTACTAGCACCTCTTATACATGATGGATGTTTAGGATCTTTATTTAATGGATCATATTTATAAATACTAACTTTAGGATTCATTATTTCATCTAAATAAATAACTATAAAAATATATAAAACAAGATTTATATATTCTATATTATCTCCACAAAAATGAGGAGATATTCTATTTTTATTTAAATAAAAAGCATTTAAATTATATAAATCATTACAATTTGTTTTTTTTTGAATATTTAATTCTGGAAATATATTTTTAATAAATTTTAAAATCAAACGAGCAGTAGCATATTCCCAACAATTTGCATATATATTTTGATCAGTAATTGTTGGAGATAGTTTATTAATTGCAGACATATATATAGTTATAATATTTATAATATAATTATAATTATGGTTATTTATATATAATAATTAAGTATTTTCAAAAAATGCTTTCTAAGTATAATGTGTGTTTTACATAAGAAAAAGTGTAAAAAAATGTATAAAATATATTGATAATATATATAGTAAATAATGTTTACTAAATTATATTTAGAAACTACAAATCCTAAATTGCCCTTTTCTGGGTTATTTAAACCTACCATATTTATGGTTATCATTATTTCTATTATTTTTCATACTTTTATTTACACTTCTTTTTCAAACTTAGTTAGTTATATATTTTTTGGTAAAATATTATCAAAGAGCATTAATATTCGATTGATTGTTTCTCTCTTACTCATTATGTTTTTTGGTTTTTTTGGTAGGTTTTTTCATGTAAAAGATATATATAAAGCATATGATTACAATATGGAAAAAACCAGAGAGCATCTAGATAAATTTTTTATAAATTGGATTTTTATTTCATAATAAAAGTAAGAATAAATTTATATATATAATAATATTTATTATTTTGAATATTACTAATATATAATTTGCAGTTATATATTAGTAATAATTTTATAATATATATAAATATGTTAGAATATTTATCATATATATTATGTTTTGGAATACTTATAATATTAATAATTTATTCTTATATAAAAATAAAATATGGATTTTGGGTAATTCAACCAGTATTTCATATATATGATATAGGATATATGTTGAATCCGCCAGGTATTATAGATACATTATTACCTAAAATAAATAAGTATTGTAATTTAAAAAATATAGAAACAATTGTATTTGATAAACTCACTTCATTACAAAATCAAAAATTTGTCAATTTTATAAAATTAAATTATCTTCAGAATAAAGATAATATTTTCTCTCCTCAATTAAATAATGTAATTCCTTATTTTAATAGTCATAATGATATATCATTTATTTCTTTTTTTAATGAAGAAAATAATATAAATGATGTTAAAAATAAAAATACTATAGTGGATTATAAAATTATAGGAGTAATGACATCTAGACCAATTCATATTAGTATTTATAACTCCAAAAAATTATTAGAATTTAAAGCATATTATGTAGATTATTTATGTGTTGATAAATTATATAGAAAAAAGGGTATTGCGCCACAATTAATACAAACTCATCATTATAATCAAAGACATACAAATAAAGATATAGTAGTCTCTCTTTTTAAGAGAGAAGGAGAATTAACTGGTATAGTTCCATTATGTGTGTATTCCACTTATGGATTTGAAGTTACTAAATGGGTAAAACCTGTAAATTTAACTGCAGATTATAAATTAATTGAAATAAATCCTCAAAATTTACATTTTTTAATAGATTTTATAAAAAAAACAAATTCTAGATTTGATATTAAAATAAATACTGAAATATCTAATATAATAGAACTTATAAAAACGAAAAATATATTTATATATGTTATAATAGTTGATGATAATATAATTTGTTCATATTTTTTTAAAAAGTCTTGTATAAAGATTGAGAAAAATATGGAAGTATTAACGTGTTTTGCGTCGATATCTGATACGGATGATAGTATTTTTATTCAAGGTTTTAAAATTTTATTTTGGAAAATAGCTGCTGAAAATAATTTTGGATTTGCAGCTATTGAGAATATTTCACATAATAATATAATAATAAATAATATTGTACAAAAAACAAAACCATTAATAATAAGTCCAACAGCTTATTTTTTTTATAATTTTGCGTATCATACTTTTAAATCTGAAAAAGTATTAATTTTAAATTAACGAATATATTTTCCAACTCGTACAAAAGAATCAGCAATGAAAATAATAAAAATTCCTAAAAAAGAATATAAAACGACTTCTTCCGTTACATTATTAGTTCTCTCATCTTGTTGATCTTCAAGTAATGTTATCATATAATTTAATTTTTGTAATAAAATATCTTGATTTTGAATATTTGGAGGAATATTATAATTTGTATTTTTTATAGGAACATAACCAGGTAATACACTTTTATAATAATCATCATTAGATTTACTATTTCCATAATTATTATAATCATTTAAATCTAAATTACTGCCATTTTGATAATTGGGTTGAGGTGATTTACCTAATGTATTTAATGTAGCATCATTGCTAGAAGTTATATTCATCATTTGTTCAAATGTTTTATCAACTCCGGATGATTTTGGTTTAGGTGGGAAATTATAATTATCATCACTATCATCATCAGCACTATTATGAATTTTTTCTAACACGGAATTTACTTTATTTGTGTCAAAATTTTCCTTTGGATATTTTTTTTGTGTTTTATTATGTGCTTGACGTTTTTTATTAATAATATTATTATCTGAATTATTTGAAAATGTATCCATATTATCATCAAATGGAGCGGCAAACATTGCTAAAGACATTCTTATTAAAAATTTAGATAATAATTTATTAAACAGACTGAAATTTATAAAACAAACTAACAATTATTTTTAAAATAAATTATATAAGAATAATTATATATGAGTTTTAATTTAATTAATAAAAATGTAGTAACTGCTTTCATTACTTTAGCTTGTATTATAATATTAAGTAATCATCATTATTTTAATTTTTGTATAAATACTCCTTTAGGTAGATTAGTTTTAATTTTATTTATTTTAGGAATAACTAGTATTAATGCTATTTTTGGTATAGTATTAGTATTTTTTATTATAATATTTAATCAAAATAATTTTATATATACAGAAGGATTTACCGATTCTTCGAATAATTTAGTAAATAATATTCAAAATAAAAAAAATGAAGTTATTCAAACAATACAAAATAAAATGGCGAATCAAACTGCAACTACAACATCTAGTTCTGCTTCTACTACACCTCCTCCTGTAACGACGACAACTGAAACGTTTGGTGGGAGAGAAGGTTTTCAAATGATAGATAGAGAAAGTGTTATGTTAAAAGGTAAGCGTTCCAATGAAATACCTGTTTTTTCTAATGCGCGTAATCAACAAGATAATGTAGAACCTACTGATAAATCTATATTTATGAATGATTATGCGAGTGTTTAATTCTTTAAGTAGTTTTAAAATATGTATTAAATATTTAAACTATGTATTAAATATTTAATTCTTTAAGTATTTTAAATACTTATTTTTAAGTATAAAAAAATTATATATTTATAATATAATGACAGTATTATTTGTTACTCAGTTCATTCATCTATTGGTAGATTTATTCGTTATGACTTATGCTTTTATATTTAATTCTATATATGATATATATTTCATTTGTTTTCTTTTATCACAAATTTTTCATTGGGGATTATTGAAAAATGAATGTATTATTAGTTATATTGAAAAAAAAATTATTAATCCTAATTATGAATTAGGATCATACCCATTTTGGAGTCCACATAGACAATTGTTTTTTAATAATTATACTAATTCTTTAAGAATATTATTTATTATAGGAGGATTAATTTATATTATATATCGAAATAAAAAATATTACATTAAAATTATAACTATTTTGGCTATCTCATTATGGTTATATTTCAACTTTTCTGTCCCAAAAATAAAATATCTTAATTTATATTAATTTATATTTTTAATTTTTTAGAATGGTTATATCTAATTATACCTATATAACAAAATATACTTAATGTTAAAATTAATAAATATTTAATATTTTTATGTTTATTTCTATAATATATATATAATAATACAGATAATATTATTACAAATTTCATTTTTAAAAAAAAATCATTATAAAATCTTTTCTCAAAAGGAACAAGAGAGATATTACTACCTAATTTATACTTTTTATTTATTAATTTTTTCTCAACATAATTTAATACACATTCATTTTTAAAAAATAACCAATGCAAAAATTGTAAAAATATACTTATAATAAAGTAAAAATCATACATTTGATTAAATAAAAATAAATAACTATATAGAAAAAAATCTAATGATATATGAAAATAATTCGTTACTTCTAATAATGTTTTTTTTTGTTTATTAGAAAGTTTATTAATTATATAATCTATAGTTCTAATTATATTCATCATATATTATATTCTTATATTATATAAACATTATATATATGAAATTTAATTATAACACTAAATGCTATACTTTTAAAAAAATAATATATACAGAAGGATTTTTAGACTATAGTCTTGATGCAACTTATATTATTCATTTAAAAAATAATGGAAGATTACAAGATATTTATGAACAATTGAAAATATATCAACCTACTAAAATAGTATATATCGTTTTTAATGAAGGATTCAAAAATTGTAAAAAACAAAATTATATTACAGATACTGCAGAAGATTTGGTTGATGTCAATATACAAATCTTTAAACACGCTAAAAATATTAATTATAATAATATTTTAATTCTTGAAGATGACTTCTTTTTTTCTGAAAAAATAAAATCTTCATTTCATCAACATAATATAAATACATTTATAAAATCTAATGACAACAATCCATTAATTTATTATTTAGGTTGTATTCCTTCATTATTATTACCATATGATTATTATAATTATAAAGTCATTTCAGCCTGCGTTACACACGCCGTAATTTATAATGCTCAAATAAGAGAAATTATATTAATCAAAGATCAATCCAATATAAAAGATTGGGACGCAGAACTGTATTTGTATATAAATAATAAATATAAATATACATACTATATACCTTTATGTTATCAATTATTTACAGAAACAGATAATTCTAAAACTTGGGGTAAATCAATACCTTTACAATCTTATTTTTCAAGTTATAATTTAATAGCAATGCACATTTTTAATTTTTTGGGAATGAATAAACATGCAGAACCTGGATATAGTATATTTTATTTTTGTTCAAAAATAACCATTTATCTATTAATATTAATTATAATATTGATTTTTATGAAAATATATAATTTAAAGTATTTTAAAAAATATTTTAAAAAGTAATATATAATGAATGTTAATCATAATACTAAATGCTATACTTTTAAAAAAATAATATATACAGAAGGGTTTTTAGATGATAGTGTTGATGCTACTTATATTATTCATTTAAAAGATAATGGAAGATTAGAACACGTTTATGAACAATTGAAAATATATCATCCTACTAAAATAGTATATATCGTTTTTAATGAAGGATTTAAAATTTGTAAAAAACAAAATTATATTACAGATACTGCGGAAGATTTGGTTGATGCAAATATACAAAATTTTAGACACGCAAATAATAATAATTATAAAAATATTTTAGTTTTAGAAGATGATTTTATTTTTTCAGAAAAAATAAAAAGTGATTTTCATCAACATAATATAAATACATTTATAAAATCTAATGACACGAATCCGTTAATTTATTATTTAGGATGTGTTCCTAATATATTATTACCATATGATTATTATAATTATACTGTTTTTAAAGGTGTTGCAGCACATTCTGTAATTTATAATACTAAAATGAGAGAAATTATATTAAATAAAAACCAAGATATAATTAAAGATTGGGATGTAGAATTATGGAATCATTTAAGATATACATATTATATACCTTTATGTTATCAATTATTTACAGATACTGAAAATTCTACAAATTGGGGTAAAGAATCACTATTTGATTTATTGGCATCAAAAATGGCTTTACAAATATATAAAATTTGTGGAATGAATAAACACGCAGAACCTGGATATAGTTTATTTTATTTTATTTCAAAAATAAACATTTATGTAATAATATTAATTATAATATTGATTTTTATGAAAATAAAGAAATTAAAGTGTTTTAAAAATATTTTAAAAAAGTATTTTAAAAAGTAATATATAATGGATGTTAATTATAATACACAATGTTACACTTTTAAAAAAATAATATATACAGAAGGGTTTTTAGATGATAGTGTTGATGCTACTTATATTATTCATTTAAAAGATAATGGAAGATTAGAACATATTTATGAACAATTGAAAATATATCAACCTACTAAAATAGTATATTTAATTTATAATGAAGGATTTAAAAATTGTAAAAAAAAATTAATAGAACAAATCTCATATCAAGATTTAACTGATGCATTTTTACAATGTTTTAAACACGCTAATAATAATAATTATAATAATATTCTTATATTGGAAGATGATTTTATTTTTAATTCTAATATAAAAAATAGAGAGACTTTACAAAATATAAATCATTTTTTAAATAAATATAAAGAAACTCAATTTATATATTATTTAGGATGTAATCCTATTTTTATTATTCCTTATACTTTAGATTTAAAACATTATAAATCATATAAATCTTGTTCTACGCATTCTATAATTTATTCTAAAAAAACTAGACAAACCAACTTAAATTTGTATTTAAAACATTGGGATGTTATTATGGAAAATAATATCAAAAATAGATATTTATATTATATACCATTGTGTTATCAAACATATCCAGATACGGAAAATAAAGAAACTTGGGTTGAAAAAGATAATATTGTTATTTTTTATATTAAAAAAAAAGTATTCAAATATTAAATTTAGATAAATTTCCTGAACCCGGATTTACTATTATATATACGT